GGTTATAAGATAAAGTTAGGAAAGGAATGGCAACAAGAACTACATGAGTATCTAAATACATTTCCAAATTGCCGTAAAGACGTTTGTACGTGTACCATGCCAAAAAGAATGGATGAAAAGATGAAAAAAGTTCACGGTATGTGTTTAGACTGTGTTGTAGAAATGGAACACAAGATTAGGTTGGAAGGTAGATGGGATGAATACGAACGGGATAAAGTTAAACAAAATGCATTGGCTTGGTTGGCTGAAGCTGAGAAGGATAAAAATCTAATAGCTGAAGAACTTTCAAAAGTTGAATTTGCAAATAGTTTCGGTGATTCTGAAAAATGGGTAACTGGAACAACAAAAGAACAAATACTTCAAAAAATTGAAGAAGAATTTGATCGGTTTCGTCAAGATTTTATTAAAAAATTGGAGAACGATGGTGCTTGAACAAATCAAATCAGGTTTAACATCAATGATTTCAGACGTTGACGGGTCTGTTTCATCAAAAAGAATTGTAACATTTTTATGTGTTCTTGCTATGTTAGTTACATGGGGTGCCAATTTATTTTGGGGATTTCAAATAACAGAATTTATTTTTGAAGGTCTCATGTATATCGTAGTTATTGGTCTTGGTGTTGCAACTGCAGAGAAATTTTCTCGAAAAGGAACATCGGCTTCAACAGATGTAAATGTCTCATCGGTAACTGATAAGGTAATGTAAATATGAAATCTATTGTTATTGAACGTGCTACTCCTACAAATAAAGCTCTTTATAGTAGAGTAAAGTCACGTATAAAGAAAAAATACAAGGTATGGCCGAGTGCGTATGCCTCGGCCGCACTTGTTAAAGCATATAAAGCCGCCGGTGGTGGTTATCGTAATGAATCAGTTACAATCCAAACCCCCGTATATCGTCTTGAAGGTTATAAAACAAATGAATGTGGTAAAATAACAGAACTCCATTTTGGTATTCAAGAAGCAACAAACGAAGTTCTCGGTGAAGCTGAATATCGTGGACGTAAAGTATCTCTTGGTAAACCATTCAGAACTTCAGGTGGTCCTAAAAAGTTTGCAGTATATGTAAAGAATCCAAAGGGAAACGTTGTAAAAGTAAACTTTGGACATAAAGGATCAGGTGGAGAAAAAACAATGCGTATAAAGAAGTCGAATGCTGCAAGACGTAAAGCTTTCAGATCAAGACATCGTTGTGATTCTCCTGGTCCTCGTCATAAAGCACGTTATTGGTCATGTAGATTCGGTTGGCCTTCGAGTGGTAAAGGTGCGATTGATAAGACATAATAATGAATGCCCAAATCTTAAAGACATATTTAAGACCTTATATTGCGTCAAAGTCAATAAAGGATCCAGCAGATGCCGCTGATAAAATAGCAACGGCATATGATTTAGCAAACGTAGGAAGTAGTGGCCCATTCTTCGGTGCTAAACTTATAAAAGGTGATAAACAAACCTTAAAGACATTTATTCAACTTGGTTTAGAAGTTAATTCAAGAATAGTGTCAATTAGTCCAGACAAAGATAAGATAGAACCAGGATTCGTATTAATGGCTCTTGGTTTTTGTCTTTACTGGTTAAACTCAACGTTTACACCATTACCTCCGATGCCACCTATGGCAGCACCAACCTCTGGTTGTCAAGTTCTTTTTCCAGGACTACCAACCCCATTGGATAAAGAACTTCAAGATGGACTTAGAAAACGAGATGGCGAAGAAGCATTATCTGGATTTATAAATGCTTTAATAAAACACCAATTGACTATTGCTGGAATTTATGGTGGATTAGTTCCATCTGTACCTTCACCAATACCTTTAATTTTACCGTGGGTCGCCGTTCTAAGTATTCCAGATATTTCATTTGGTGTACCAAACTTCGGTACAGGAGAAGACGGAGGAACCGGTGGAGGTGGTGGAGGAACCGGTGGTGGAGGTGGAGGAAACGGTGGAGGTGGTGGAAACCCTAATACCGGAAAAGATCAAGACGGTAATGATATAGCCACCGTAAATTCCTTACTCGACTCAATAACAAAAGCTGAACAGGATGCTGTAACTCAAACTCAAAATAAGGTTACTGAAGCAATAGAAAACTTACGAAAGCTAATAAATGATGCACTCGCTGCTGGGAAGATAATATCAAGAAAAGCTAATGAACTTCTTAGTAGAGTAAACAATATAGTTTCAGGATTGGCAGATCCTTGTTTTGACGCTTCAACTGGATTTGATGTTTGTGAAGATAATCGATTCATCGACTATATAAATCTTGGGTCTGATGGTAATCTAAGACCGATAGATCAAATCTATATTGATCAAGATCAAGTTACACATGATTTCTTTGCTGATATAATACGCAAAAAACTTGAAACAAACAGATTCAAACCAACATTAATAGCTGATAACCGTCAAAGAACTTTGAGACGAACTGAACCTGGATATAGAAATAATTACTTGGGCATAACAGTGGAATTGAGAGAATATGTGGTAAAACGGATTGACGGCACAAACGAATATCAGTTTTATATCACATTAGATATGCAAAACGTAGGTCTTTTCCCGTTTTGGGATCAAACACAGCTTAGATTTATTGATGCTCCTAACGGAATAGGTTTTCCAAGAGATATATTTACGTTTAGAGATCCAATTGAGAGTAATACATCAATATGGGCTGGCCCACCATTTAATATTACTTCTCCAAAACAACGTGGTTTAGAAATAATGAGGCGTCCTTTTGAAGAAATATTAGATCAAAAGATTGCTGAACTTAACGAATATATAGATACTTGGTTTAGAGGAAGGCTTCGTAAGAAATTACAACGTATTGATCTTTACTTGACAACTGAACCACGCGAGGATGTTATTCCGTTTGGAAATCAAGTCTTTACAAAGATGAATAATTTTGTAAAATTACCTTGATTTTGTATATTTATCTACATGACTCCATGTCAAGAACATATTGCCCGTTTAGTTATACGTGAATACGTTAAAGGCTATCTTATGGAAGGAAAGAAACCTTCTGGTGGTCTTCGTAAATGGTTCAAGGAAAAGTGGGTTGACATATCTCGTAAAACAAAATCGGGAGGTCATCCTCCGTGTGGTGGATCCGCGGGTACAAAAGCAAGAAAAGGTGGTAAACGTGCTTATCCAAAATGTGTACCGGCTGCTCGTGCGGCTGGGATGTCATCTAAACAAAAAAAGAGTGCTGTAACCCGTAAGAGAAAACAAGGATCAACAAGACGTGGTAAGGCAAAAATGGTCTCAACATTACCAAAGAAATAATATGAAAACACTTATTGTGAAAATAGTCGTTGGAATTCTTATGATCGGTGGAATCGGATTGGCGATCTACAATTCTATGTTAGTAGATGGTCGAGTAACTGAGAATATGAGAATTGCAGATTCACTTCGTGCGGAAGTAAACAAGTATCATCAGAAGTATGATAGTTTACTTGTAGTTGCTGCTCAATTAGATTCTAAAATTATAGAAGACGAACGTAGAATTGATTCATTGAAAAAGAATCCTCCAATTAAGAGAGAACCAAAACCAACAATTGTACGTGTTGATTCAGCTGTAAACTTTTTGAATGATTTTATAAAGGACTAAAATGAAATGGATATTACCAATTTTATTCTTGCTTGCCAGCACATTCTCATATGGACAATCGAAAGACTCCGTGGTTTGTTTACCAAAGGCTGATATTCTAAAACTGGCAAATAAAATCCAAAGACTACAAGACACTATCCACTGGCAAAAAGATACCATCATTTGGCAAAGTGGAATCGTAAACTTCCAAGATACTCTTATATCATCACACAAACAACGTGCTCTTCTTTTTCAAGAACAACTTGACAATCGTCAAAAAGTTATTGGTACAATGGAAGAAGAAAATAAGAAACTCCGTGAAACTATTGATATACTCATGCCAAAATGGTATGATAATAAGTGGTTGTGGTTTGGTGGTGGTGCAACTGTAGCAACAATCATTTTGGGTCTGGTGTTGTAATGATTCAAAACAATAAATCGTTACGGGATATAATCAAAGAAGAATATGTAAAGTGTGCCGCTAATCCGGTATACTTTATGAAAAAGTACGCCAAGATTCAACACCCTGTTCGTGGTAAAATCCTATTTGAACTATGGAACTTTCAGGAAGATGTGCTTCGTGATTTCCAAGATCACAGATATAACATTTGTTTGAAGTCTCGTCAGCTTGGTATCTCGACTCTTATTGCTGGTTATTCTCTTTGGTTAATGTTGTTCCAAACAGACCAAAACATTCTCGTTATTGCTACCAAACAAGAAACTGCGAAAAACCTTGTAACGAAGGTTAGAGTTATGTATGACAATCTTCCATCGTGGTTGAAAACTGCGGTGGTTGAAGATAACAAACTCTCACTTCGTTTCAAGAATGGTTCACAGATAAAAGCTGTTTCAGCTGCTGCTGATGCAGCTCGTTCAGAAGCTCTTTCACTTCTCATCATTGACGAGGCTGCCTTCATTGATAATATCGAGGAAATTTGGGCCTCTGCACAGTCTACAATCAACACTGGTGGTTCTGCAATAATCAACTCGACTCCTAACGGGGTTGGTAATTTCTATCACAAACAGTGGGTGAATGCAAAGACAGGAAAGAGTGCCTTCAATCCAATTTTCCTTCATTGGACAGTTCATCCTGAAAGAAACCAATCTTGGAGAGATCAACAAGACATAATTCTTGGCCCTGCACTTGCTGCTCAAGAGTGTGATGGTGACTTCCTTTCATCGGGTCAATCTGTTGTTGATGGTAATACAATCGACTGGTATCAAAAGACGTATGTTTCTGAACCAAGAGAGAAGAGAGGCGCTGAAGGTGCCTTGTGGATATGGGACGACCCTGATCCTAATAAGTCATATATGATATGTGCTGACGTTGCCCGTGGTGATGGTAAAGACTTTTCCGCATTTCACGTCATGGACATTGAGAACATAGAACAAGTTGCTGAATATCAAGGTAAGTTAGATACGAAGTCCTATGGAAATCTTTTAGTGTCTATGGCTACTGAATACAACGATGCCTTACTTGTAGTTGAAAATGCAAACATTGGGTGGGCGGTTATCCAACAGATAATTGACCGTGGTTATCCGAACCTTTACTACACATATAAAGAAGATGGGTACACCGATCCATCAGTACATATTCCAAAGGGATATGACCTAAAAGATAAATCTCAGATGGTTCCTGGTTTCTCAATGACATCAAAGACAAGACCACTCGTGGTATCGAAATATGAGATGTATTTCAGAGAAAGAGCTCCTGTTATAAAATCAAATCGTTTGGCTGAAGAAATGTTCGTATTCGTTTGGAATGGTGGTAGAGCCGAAGCTCAAACAGGATATAACGATGACTTGGTAATGTCATTTGCTATGGGACTTTGGGTTAGAGATACTGCTCTTAAATTACGTCAAGAGGGTATGGCAAAAACAAAGTTGGCATTAGATTACATGAGAAAATCTACAAGTATATTCAATACAGCAAACATGAGAAACAACAAATATGATACTGGTTGGGAACAAAAGATTGGTGATAAAAACGAAGACTTAACTTGGTTACTTTAATTCTGGTTATATAAAGATAACACATACTTATATGTATGGAATACTATAAACACAAAACAGGTGCAAAATGGCTGACAAGAAATCTCTTTTTGATAGACTGAAAACACTTTTCTCTACGAACGTCGTAGTTAGAAATGTTGGTGGTAAAAAACTAAGAGTAGTTGATACCGCTCGTTATCAAGCAGATGGTAATCCACATACTTCAAAAGTTATTGACCGATATGGTAGATTACACGGAACTCGTGGAACTCCTATTTCTGTTTATAACCAATACAACTCCTTCTCAGCAACAAAAATTGACCTTTACACAGACTATGAGGCGATGGACACGGATGCTATCCTCTGTTCAGCCCTTGACATTTACGCTGATGAATCAACACTTAAAAACGATATTGGTGATGTTTTAACGATCCGTACAGATAATGACTCAATCAGAAAGATTCTTCATAATCTTTTCTATGATATTTTGAATGTTGAGTATAATCTCTGGCCGTGGATTCGTAATCTTTGTAAATACGGTGACAACTATCTTTATCTTGATGTTAAAGATGGTCTTGGTGTAACAAACGTTGTTCCACTTTCACCATATGAAATGCAACGTGATGAAGGAACTGATCCAGAACACATCTACATGACCAAGTTTATCTATGAAGGTCCACTTGGCAAAGGCGAGTTTCAGAACTATGAAATTGCTCACTTCCGTCTTTTAGGTGACACGAACTTCTTACCCTATGGTAAGTCAATGTTGGAAGGTGCTCGTAAATTGTACAAACAGTTGGTTCTTATGGAAGATGCGATGTTGATTCACCGTATCATGAGAGCTCCTGAAAAGCGTGTATTTAAGATTGATATAGGTAATATACCACCGGCAGAAGTTGATCAATATATGCAGAACATTATCAATCAAATGAAAAAAACTCCTGTTGTCAATGAAACAACGGGTGATTATAATCTTCGTTATAATATGCAAAACATCTTGGAAGATTTCTATCTTCCTGTTCGTGGTGGTCAAGCTGGAACTGCAATTGAAACACTTCCTGGTCTCCAATATCAAGCGATTGAAGA